GGCACAGGCAGCTGTAGAGGCAGCTATATTTATCCAAAATCCTAAGTCTACTATATCTTTAGCTTCGGTAGTAGGATGTGTGAAATATCTCTGTTATAAGTATGGAATTAATTGCAGACCGATAGATAATACAAAATGGAAAAAAGATATTATAGGCAAAGGAAATGCCTCTAAATTAGAAATAAAAGCTTTCGCTGAAAAACATTGGGGAGAGACTTTTGAAGAACAGGATTTTGCAGATGCAGCCTGTATAGCATTATGGATAAAAAGAAAGTTCGAGTTGGAGAAAATTAATGGACAAGAAAAGCAAGAAGACAAAAAAAGAAGAGTTACCAAAGGATAGTTTACCTGAAGGGGTTACACAAGAAGATTTATTTAAACGATATGGAAAATTAGTTTGGTGTGATTTCAACGATTGTTTTTGGAATTCAAGACCTGAAGGATTAAAAAGAACTGTAGGAAGTGTTTTAAATAATAAATATTACAAACCTTTAGGAAGCAAAGATGAATCTTGGGTTGGAATTTGTGGAAGACCGAATGAGATAGCCATTAGATTTCAAAGAAGAATTACAACAGGAGGAGCTAAACAAGAATTTCCAATCTGTTTTGTACCAGCTAAAAATGGTAAAACAGGTCATATAGACTTCGCAAAAATGTTACAACCAGATGGGTCCCCTTATGGTGGAAGTTTGAACTCTCAAGCTGTACACCCAGAAGAACACTTAAATTATGATATGGATTATTAAAGGAAATTATAGATGCCAAAAGTATTACCTCAAAAAATAAAATCAACAGCTTATCAATTGTATATGCAAGGACTACCTATAAATGAAGTATATGAAGAATTAGTTAAAAAATATCCAAAAGAAAAATTCGTAAGATCAACAATTTATTCTTGGCCCAAAGCTCATAGATGGCATGAAGATAAAACTGAAGTTAGAATAAAAACTAAAGAAAACATTATAGAATCTGAAGGGCAAAGAATAGCTAGATTGCAAACAGAGCATTTAGATGAGTACGAAAAAATGAGGCAAAAAGCTGCCTCAGAAATGGAAGGATTAGAATTTAATTCAGGAGAAGGAGCAGCTAAAGTTTTAGATATGGGGATACAAGGACAAAGAAAAGTCATGGAAGGAATGATTAATATTAATTTTGTACAAGAAATTTTAGGTGTTTTAGTAGAAGAAATAGAAGATAAAGACTTATTAGGTAAAATTAGTTTAAGATTAAAAGGTATTATACAGGAGAATGAAAATGCAAAAAAATAAAAAGATAAATGAAGAACTAACTACTTATACAGATGCTTTTGATAGACTAGCAGATGGATTAATTTCTACAGATGGAAGAAGATATATAGGAGATTTTCATTCCTTTTTAAGAGATGTTTGGGCACAAAGTTTTGATCATCCAGAATATTTTGATGCTTGGCATATAGGAGTATTAGCTGACGATATAGAAAGATGTTTAGAAGAACAAAAAAATTATGTAGCAGTACTCCCAAGATTCCATTTTAAATCTACTATTTTAGGGCATGCTTTTAGTGTGTGGAGATTATTAAAAGCTAAAAGAGATGCTTCTGTTTTATATTTATCTTATAGCGATGGAATGGCTAGATACCATTTATCAGAAATAAATAAATCAGTTCAAAGAAACCCTATATTAAAACAATGGATGGTCAATAGATCACCGAAAGCAGATTTTTCCTTTAGATATTATATAGATAAAAATCCTATGGAAATTATGCATGGAGGATTATTTTCATTTAAAAGGGGTATGCATGTTAATGGAGCTTTGATAGCTGATGACGTATTAAGAGACCCTGAAAATCCTTTAAACATGGGGCAAATAACTAAAGTAGAAGAGCATTTTATGACTGAATCTCTTTTCATCCCATTAAAGGGAGTCCCTGTTATTGTGTTAGGAACTCCAATGATGCCCGGAGATTTATTAAGCAAACTACAAGATGATGAAAGATTTGAATCTAGAGTATTACCTGCTTTAGACCCCACTCCAAAAAGAAGGGTCTTAATGCCTGAATTATATAATGAAGATTGGTTATTAGAACAACAAAAAGCAAGACCCAAATCCTTTGCTTCAGAGTTTTTATTACAACCACACTTTTCTACTGAATCTTATTTTGAAGAAGACCAAATTACTGCTTGTGAAGACGAAAAATTAGTGAATTTATCGTATAATAAGAAATACGACAAGTCTATAGACGAGCAGATATTTGGAGGGTTTGATGTCGGTAAGAAGAGACATCCCTCTCATTTAGTTTTATTTAGCAGAATAGGGGATAACATAAAGCAAATTCATTCCTCCTTTTTAGATGGTTGGAATTACACAGATCAAATAGATTATTTGAATGAAGTTGCAGACAATTATAAACTTGAAAATGGTTATGTAGATAATACTAGAGGAGAGTTAGAAGATAGAGGATTGAGTAGAATTTGGAGAGCTATGTCGTTTACTAGAAAGTCTAAAAATACAATGGCTCAAATCTTTGAAAAATTTATAGTATCAGGAAACTTAAGGTTAATAAAAGATGAGAGACAGAAGCAGCAAATAATCTCAGTTAATAATGAGTTAAAAGCTCCTGAAACCCCATTGGGTCATGGAGATGCTTTCTTTTCAATAGCTATGGCTTTACAAGCTATACATGAAACAGGAGAATACAAATACGAAACTTTGGGAGGGCTTGAAGATTGGAGAGATGCTGTATCGCCTGATGAATCTCCCAAACAAAAAGAACACGCTATACTTGAAAAATTAAAATTTGAAGGGGACAACAAAGACGTTCTAAATGGAGATATTGAACCATTAAATCCTAATTGTAAGGAGTCAGTCTGTAGACCAGAATTTTGGGTTCAAGAAAATAAATTATGTTTATATTGCAGTTACAGAGGATAAGGAGTAAAAATGGATAATATAACAACATCTCTTAATGAACAAACAGAAACAATTGAAGAGTCTGAATCTGAATTAACTGAACAGGCTGAAGTAGTATTAAACCACAGGTATTATTTAAAAGATATTGATGGAGAAGTTATTGAAAATAATTTTAAATTATTCAGAAGAGTGGCAAAAGCTATATCTTCTATAGAAAAGGGGTATAAAATATTACCTGTAGAAGCAACTTTATTAGAAAAAGATTTTTATTCTATGCTATCAAATTTAGAATTCATTCCTAACTCACCTACATTAATGAATGCAGGAACAGAGCAAGGTACATTATCAGCTTGTTTTGTACTTCCATTAGAAGATTCTATGGAAGATATAATGAAAACAGCTCATGATATAGCTATGGTTCAAAAATATGGTGGTGGTACAGGATTTGCTCTTTCAAAGTTAAGACCAAAAGGAGATAGAATAAAAACTACTCATGGAATTGCTTGTGGGCCTATAGCTGTTTTAAGAACCTTATCTCAAGTATCTTCTATGATAACTCAAGGAGGTAAAAGAGATGGGGCAAATATGGCAATAATGGCTATATCACACCCTGATATTGAAGAGTTTATTTCTTGTAAGGCTGTAGAAGGCGATATACATAATTTTAATATTTCTGTTGGTGTAGATACCAAGTTTATGGAAGCTGTAAAAAATAATACTAGTTATCCATTAGTTAATCCAAACACTAAACAAATTACTAAATGGATAGATGCAAGAGAGATATTCAGTAAAATAGTTGATGGAGCTTGGAGAAATGGAGAACCCGGTATGATTTTCTTAGATCGAGTCAATAAAGATAATGTTATTATAGATACTCATGGTGAAATGATTGCAACGAATCCTTGTGGAGAACAACCACTTTTAAGTAACGAAAGTTGTAATTTAGGTTCAATAAACTTAGCTAAATTTTATATAGATACTGAAGGTAATTGGCAAAATAAAATAGATTGGGATAATTTGAAAAGAGTTACTGCTTCAGCTACTCATTTTTTAGATAATGTAATTGACGCAAATAAATATGCTACTAAAGATATAGAAGAAATGACAAAGGCTACTCGAAAAATCGGTTTAGGTGTCATGGGATTTGCTGATCTATTAATTCAATTACGAATTCCTTATGATACAAAATTAGCTAGAGAAGTTGGAGAATCTCTAATGCAATTCATTAGAGAAGAAGCTGATATTTATTCAAGACATTTGGCTAACCTTAGAGGAGTATATCCTTCAGGGGAAGACAAAGACGAATATAGAAATGCTTGTAGAATGACAGTAGCTCCTACAGGAACTATTTCTATGATTGCAGGATGTTCTAGTGGAATAGAACCTACTTTTGCATTAGTTTGGAAGAAAGCTAATATATTAGAAGGTAAAACTTTATATTATTCTAACAAATATTTTGAAGAAGATGCAAAAGAACATGGATTTTATTCCGAAGATTTAATGGAATATTTATCAAAGGGAAATTCTTTACAAGATAGAGACGAAGTTCCACAATGGGTAAAAGAAGTATATATCACTTCCCCTGAAATTTCACCTGAAGCTCATGTGTTAATGCAGTCAGCCTTTCAAAAATCTGTTGATTCAGGTATATCAAAGACAATTAATTTTCCTAATGAAGCTACTAGAGAAGATGTTCAAGAAGCTTATCTATTAGCATGGGAGACAGGTTGTAAAGGTATAACTGTTTATAGGGCTGGTAGTAGAGAAAAAGAAGTATTAGTTAAAGGAACGGACAAGAAAGAAGAACCTATCGTATGTTGTGATTCTCCTAATATAGTAGAAGAATCTGGTTGTGAAACTTGTAAATCATGTGGTTGGAGTCTTTGTCACGTTGCATAAAAAGTTAATAAGTTTAGTATAATAAAGATAGGAGATTAGTATGGCAATAGGAAATTTGCTTAGAGATAGAGAAATTCAGTATGTAGCTGTGAAAGATGAAACCACACAAACGTGGAGAATTTTAGATACATGGCATGAGGCATTAAAGAATTTCGATCCAGATGACGATGTACCTGATGATAGTGCAGCAGTTAATGTTCTAACAGAAGGACAATTTTTAGCTATAGTAAAAGAAGCAGCTAGATTGGGGGTTTTACAAAATGTAAATCTTTCTAATGTAGAAGATGTAGAAGAATTAGAAAATCAAGTTTTAGATTTAGAAAAAGAAATATCAGATTTAAAGTCTGAAATAACTAAAAATGAAACAGAAAAAAGTATTTTAAAGCAAGAACCTACATCTGAAAGTTTTATGATAAAAAAATTAGCTATGAACAATATCATGAAACTTGCAGCTATAGACGATGTAAATAATCTTGCATTATAAAAGGTGTAAAATATGGCAAAATTAGGTGATTACCTTCCAGAGGTACCTCAATTAGTTAATCAAATGACTGAATTCAATTCGCAATTGAATTTATTACAATTAATGAAAGCGAATTCAGAGACTTCGACAGCCCCAACATTAGGTCTTGATCATGTAGTAAATACATGGGTCAGACATCAAATGGCTTATAGACAACAATTAGTAATGGATATACAAACTATTACTTATTCAGTTGCTGAAATAAGGTCTCCATTAGGACATATAACTAGTGAAGTGTTTAGAAGGGGAGTAAAACTTATTCCAAAAGTTAAAAATCCAAGCATGGATGAGAAAAAGAGATTAGAGAAATTACTTCTAGACTGTAATATTTTTGACCAGACTTTAGAAGAAGTATTTAGACAGGTTCATTATGATATAAATTGTATAGATGATGGCTTTGTTTATATAGTTAAAGAGTATAAATCTGATGAGAATAATAAACTTACTTCTAGAGTTAAAGAAATAAGAAGATTAAATCCAGCTTTAGTAGAATTTGATTTAGATACTGCTGGATTACCTAAAAATGCTCATTTCATATGCCCAATGCATAGAGAAGAAGTAAATGAAAAACCCGGTGACTGTGGTGTTTCTGGTTGTGATCATGTATTATGGCCAGCTATGTATAAATATTATCATAGAAACCAACATATATATTTATTTGATGGGGAAGTTATTCATGTTTCTAAGTTCTCTCCATCAGAAACATATGGTTGGTCGCCTATATTAACTATATTTGAAAAGGCTTTAACCCTTATAGGTATGGATAAAAATATTTACAGGTATTTTTTCGAGAGAAAAATGCCAGCTTCTATGGTAATGGTAACAACAGATGACCCAGAAAGTTTAAGAAGGGAAAGATCACATATAGCAGCCCAAACTAGAATAGACCCTAACTATATACCTATGGTAGCTGTATCTTCTAGAAACAATAGAGGTAGAGTTGATATGGTTAGGTTATTCCATACCCTACAAGAAATGGATTACTTACCTGTTAGACAGGAAATAAGAGAAAGAGTAGCTGCAATGTGGGGGGTTACTCCTGCATGGCAAGGAACTCCTGATGCTTTCGGTGGTTTATCAACTCAAACCCAACAATTAGTTGTTATGGGTCGTGTCGTTGAAGCAGATCAGAGATTATTTCATGAAAAAATTATTCCTTTACTTCTAGATGCCTTATCTGTAGAAGATTGGACTATTAAATTAGAACAACCTGAAGAAAAAGCTGAAGCCACTAGAATAAGTTTTGCTCAACAAAGAGCTCAAATAGCTAATCAGTTTTTACAAATGGGCTTTGATGTTAAATTAAAACAGAACGATGTTCCAATAGATGAAGCTGAGTTTATAATAGCAGGAGACCCTGTTCCAACAGCAAGAATGCAAGGAGAACAAACAGCTATGGCTTTAGAACAACAGAAAGAACAAGCTGAACAGATGAAATTGCAACAGGAACAGATGGCTGAAGGTGGAGAAGAAGGTATAGAAGAAGGTGTAGAAGAAGGTGGGGAAGAGATGGAAAAGTCTTTAAATATAGATGAAGAAGCTATAAAGACAGCTGTAGAGAAAGCTTTTACTCCTGATTTTCATGCTAAAGGCCCTGATAAAGAAAGAGATATAGATAAATGGGCTAAAAAAAGAGAGGAGAAAGCTGAAAATAGAGCCTATGGTTTTAAAGATTTGGGAGGAAACCCAAAGAACTATCAAAAATCTTGGGTAGAAGATTTATCAGAGCAAGGATTTTCGTCTCCAATAATTAAATCTGTAACAGATGATGGTTCTCAGATGTGGTTCTCTCAAAATAATGTAGATTATGTAGCTTCACTA